GCACGGACAAGTTCCGCTTGACTACGAAAGACATCCCCGTTGTTGGGGGCAGTTTTACCTGTTACCATTCTACCTTCGACTCCGTTTGCGTTATCGTACTCAGCTTTCAATCCAGACACAGCTAGTTGTATAGCTTGTACACTGCCTGTACTGACTACCTCATCAAACGCATTTATCTGATCTTGTGGTAGGCTGCTCTTTGCCCAGTTTACTATCTGAGCATACTTCTGCTCACCGCCTGCTGCATTTTTGATCTGGTTGATCTGTGATGCAGTGATATCAGCTGGTGGTGCTGCCTGTTGTTGTTGAAACTCAGGGTTGGATTGTACCTCCATGTAGGCTTTGATAAGATCTTGGCTAGATAAAGAAGAGAACTTAGCAAGAGTCTCTGGTGATAATTTATTACCATTATCAAAGTATTCTTTGCTAGCATCTGTAATCAGTGTAGCACCCTCAGATAGCTGTGGCTTATCTTCGGGCTCTGGTTCTGCACTAGCTTGTTCTGTATCTTCTTCTTTGCTTTCGCCAAGTTTTTTCTGTAGCTCTACGTATGCTTTTTCTAGTTCTTCTGCACTTTTATATTTACCAGCCAGTAAACCTTCTTGCTGTTCCTGTAGCTTCTCACCAACGGCAAGGCTATCTTGCTCCTCTGGTGTGAGGTTATCAGGTGCACTTTCAGTTTGTGTCTCTGGCTGATATGATAATGTTTCTGACATTTACTGTTCTGGTGGTTGTTGTAAATTACCTATTACATTTGCTGCTTGTTCTGCCAACTCAGGATTCTTAGTAGGATCCATGAGTGGTGTACCAGCAAGCTGACCGGCTTGATCTACAAGTGACTTCTGAGCTAACTCTTGTTGAGTCATTTGCTTCATCTGTTCTAGCTGCTCGGCTGTACGTACAAGATTGAGTACGTCGATACCTTGTGCTGCTGCTAGTCTCTTGATAGCTTCGCTTGGATCTATAAATTTCAGCAAAGCTTCTGGGCCAAGTGTCTGTGCAATAGTTCCTATAAATCTAGTCAAAGATTCGTTGTCCTGTCCTCTGCCTAGACTATTGATACCAGCTACTATCTTAGGTCTAACGACATCTTTAGGTAGTCTTGGTATCTGGTTTGATCTCTGAAGTATTAACAGAGTTCTATTGAGGTAGGGTACTAAGAACTCTACCGTTAACAAGCTGAACAGACCGCCAAGCGATTGTTCTAGCTCTAGCTGTGTAAGGCGTACCTCTTCAGCTGTAACTCTTTCTGCGTTCCTGATGTTCATAACCAAGAAAGCTTCGAGTATTCTTCTCTCTATAGTTGCTGCCATGTTTGCAGCTGTAGCAAAGTCTGCTGTCTTACCGACTTGCACGACTCCTACGTCTTCTGGTCTACCCTGTATGATAGCTCCGTTACCAGCTTTGGCAAGTGTTCCGGGCTTGGTAGTTGCAGATGGTGACACAAGAAAGACAACTTTACTTGCCACACTTGCTCCCTCTACTAGAGCTTGAGACAATCCATCGAGACTCCTTAGATCCCCAATGAACTCCTCTACTCTACCACGTCCGTAGTCCTCTCCGTCTACTGTATTGAATCGAAGCACTAACCATGGCGAGGCGTTCTTCGGTGCTGTGCTCTGGCTACCTTCTAGGATCATGTCGTCCACTTCTTGATGCCATCTCCAGTTACCGCTGCTCTCGTCCATCTTAACACAGGTGTATACCTCAGCGTCGTCTTCTGTAGCACCGTATTCGCCGTTTGGCTTATCGTTAGGAGGGGGTGCTATGCCCAAAACCTTACGACTTACTGATTCTTTAGTAATGATTTCTATAACATTACCGTTACCATCTCTTTCTACTACGTATCGTTGTAGAGGATAGTGTTTCAAACCATCCTTGCCCATGAATATCAAAGCGTTGCCCGATACGATCAGGTGTTTCAAGGCTTGGTGTACGACCACACGGTCACTGGATGCAGCGATGTAGTCCATAATCAATCTCTCAATCTTAGAGAAAGATAAGTCTAACTCGCTACGCATCGCAGGGTCTAGCGTCTGGCCTAGCTTGTCATCTCTTACCTGTAGTTTGAAGAAGGCTGTCTGTGGTGGTAGTATTGCTAGCATAAGTTTTGCTGCAAGTGTCACCACTGCCTTTGCTCCAACTGACTGGAAGGGTTGAATTAGAGTTCGTTTGCCTTTGTAGTTGTCGTCTTGAGTGACTAGATAAGGTAAGGTAAGTTGAGAGCACTCTTCAGCCATGTCCAAGAACTGAGTTCTACCTGACGTAAGCTGAGAGTACCTTGCCTTAGCCTTATACATTTAGTCCTCCAGACTGACCTCCACCGCCTGCACCGGTGTTGATATTGATTTTAAGAGCGTCTGTACCTGTTCTCTTAGCCGCTCCACGTGTGTCATCTTTCTTTGCGGATGTACCATACTCAACGCCTGCTGTTTCATCTGGGTCTAATAATTCTTTTTTACTAGGTAGTCTAGCAGCTGATACTAAGTCTGGCTGTCTAGGCTGGATAGGTGCTGGTGTTGATACTGGTGTAGGGGCTCTACTACCAAAACTAATACACATGTTATTCTTCCAAAATAGATTTTATATATTGTACCACTTCCCATTGTCCGGAGCGATACATAATGGAGGCTAGATCCTCCTTGGGGTGGACAGGATACCAAGCGAACTTGGATTCCAAATCCTCTACTAACTTCTCGAGTTTCTCTGAATGGAAACTAAGCGTATTGAGGGAGGTTGGTGTTTGCATGTTCAAAGAACGCTGGCATGCGAGCTGCTTTTGTGTCGGCAAACTGTGGTGCTTTGCCTTCATACATCAGCCGGTCGCTCGCATCCAGCCAAAATGATTTGTCTAAATATTTATCCGGTGAAGTTTTTAAGGGGTTTAGTACCCATGCGATAGTTGCTTTCCGAAGCTTATCCAAAGAATTGCTAGGAACAAGACCCAGCTCACGACATACGAGACTATTAGTCGCAACGTGTATTTGTTCATCTCTGGAAATATCAGCTGATACTGTTCTAAGAGCAGCATCACCAAGAAAGCGAAACATAGGTAATAGAACAAAGAATATAGCTCGCTCTGCAACGAGAGCTTTGAGTATAGTGTGGTCAGGGTGTTGTATCCAAGCATCTCTTAACTTTATCGCCTCGATTTCAGCAATAGGATCAGCCCCATGGGATTCAACAATGAAGCCCAGAGCGAGATCATGCTTGATCTCATCTTTAACGTTTGACTCAAGAAGTGTCCTCGCTGCGACCGGGACTTCTTTGTCCAAGCCTTGTGAAATAAATTCTCCAACTGGTAGCTCCATATGACGTATTGCGAGAGCACGCTTGATGGTTTCTTCAGCACCAGATCTTACCTCCCCTTTGGTGGGTTTTACGGGAGTCCATGTTCTTTTTCTTTCTAATAATTTTGTATAAGGGTTCATTGTTGGCAGTCACATTCGATTTTGTTATCAAGAATACCATCCAAATAATCCTGTATGTCAGTATCTCCAAGTGCTGCATAAGCGTCAGACTTATCTTGGACATCGCCCATAACCTGTAATGAATAGTACAAAGAGGTCTGTGGACTTCCTAGCCACTCCTCTATAAATGCTTCATCATATCTAATCATGTCGCTCCAGCTGTTGAAGCTGTAGCCATGAAGCAATCCTGTCCTATCGAGCATCGTCATGATTTCGTCTGCTACACGCTTGTATGCGTCCCATCCTACTTCACTTGCTATCTCAACGTCTCCATAGTTGACTCTCTCTACTCCGAACTCGCCGGAATCTCTGTCAACCTGTCTTGCTATTGGTGGTGCTATCTCGGGTGTGCATGTAAAGCCGTCTAGGTCTCTACTGCGATAGCTGCAACTGGCAGTGGGTGCAATAGCGAACGCCCTTACCATATTGTTTTCTCTTGCAATCTGAGCTGCTTCAAAGATTGCATTGTTTAACGCCCAAGCGGCGATGCCTGCTTCGTTACTAGCCGAGTGGCCAAGGTTTACCAAGCGGAGTGCCTCTCCGAATTTCTCGTACGTGATGTTGTATCTTCTGAGGAAGTTTGCAAGACCGAGCACTCCAAGCCCCACTTGTCTGTCATTGTCTGGGGTAAGGTATTCTCCAGATTCTCCAACACCTGTCCTCCCATGGAGATCGCACAACTCGGACATACCTGTAACGAAAGCCTCTTGTAGATTGTCGAGTGTACAGGCACCGAGATTGACATGCTGTAACAAGCACGTTCCACGTGAGGGCAAGTATACCTCAAGACAGACGTTCCCATAGATACGCTCCCCGGTCTCTGTGTATTTGATTTTGTTGAGCCAGATGTCTCCTGATTTGATTCCATAAAGCAAAGCGTCCTTAGTGTCTTGGTCTGCGAACTTCCACATCTCATCGTCGATGTCAACACAACGCTTGACCCAAGGCAGTTCTGTTCTGGAAGCTGTAATAAAGTCTACCACGTCTGGGTGGCATAGGTCTAGGTGCAATACGATAGCACCATTCTTGTAAGCTCCACCTCTTCTCAAGGTTTCATTTAGAGCTGAATATATTTTGCCGAAGCTGACTGGGCCAGTAGCCACAAGTCCTTTGTCATTTGTATGACCGGCTGGTCTAAGCTTAGATAGGTGGATTGCACAGCCTGCACCAAATCTTAGTGCGTGACTTGCGAATCTCCAGCTAGCTTCGATGCCGTTGTCCCCTTCCATGCTGTCTTCAACAACGAAGGTTGTGCATGATACAGGTAGTCTTGATGTAGGATCGTCGATCCAAGACTGTACCCGTCCAGTGCGGGAGATTAAGTTAGACATTTAAATAAAATTAATTATGTTTTTTAGATTGTTTGTTAGTACAAAGTTTTGTCTTTGTAAAGCAAGGAAGACAGTGATTACATCTTCCTTATTTGTGTCGTATTTTTCTCTGAGTTTGTTCTCAACTAACTTCAATTTGAACTCCTGTTCCAGAGTCAACTTGGTACTCGGGCGTAGGTGTCCAGAGTCTTGGTTCTTGCTTTTGGGAATCATAGTCCTCGTTTGTAAGTATTCTGGCTAGCCTTGCATTACATAGAGCATCCTCTTCTGTGAGCCCTTTGTCCTCAAAAGCCTTGACAACTGTAGCCCAGCTGTAGCCTTCTTTCTCGAAAAGAGTTGTTGCTCTCTTCACTCCGATCCCGGGAACGCCACTGTAGCCATCTGTCTGGTCGCCTGCAAGCGTCTGAATCAGATGCCACTTCGCACCCTCTTCTGGTGTGATCGTAACGGTGTCTTCGAGATTGTATAGCTTACCGGGGATCTGTCTCATGTCTTTGTCAGGAGAAACAATGATATTCCCTGTAAGTTTGGTGGCATAGATGCCCATAGCATCATCGGCCTCCAGTTGTGGCATGACGATAACATCATACTCAATTTTAAGTCCCGATATGACACGTTTGTATCCACAGGGCTTCTTTCTGTTTCTGTGACCCTTGTATTCTGGGAAAATTTTTTTCCGAAAATTTTTAGAGTCGCTAAAAAACAGTGTTGGCTTCGCAAAAGAGCCAAATTGCATTTGTATGTTAGATATTTCACGTTTTACGGCACTATAGGCTTCTGAAAAGTTAGAAGTCACTAATATTACGTCTTCTCCGTAGTCTATCTCTGTTTCACAGGCTGCACAGCACTTGTATACTATGTAGTCTGCATCAATTAGTAATTTCATGGTGGTTTTAGTGTACGTCAGCCCAAGTATATCCGATCTTAGCTTCTGCTGCGATGGGACACCTTAGATTGTAATGTTCGCCTGCCAATCTGGCGGCTGTTTCGAGCCATTTTGCAAATTCTTCTGCAAATCTTGGATAACATTCGTAGTTTAGCTCGTCATGTACGAATGAGAGTTGGTGGCCGTCTGGTGGTAGACATTCATTCACAATCACCATCCATCTTTTGGCGATCGTCGCTGCTGATCCCTGTAGGAGGTAATTGAGAAACTTATGCCCTTTGTCAACGCTGATACGCCTGCCGTCGATGGCGTTTGCATAACCACGTTTACTAGCTTTCTCACAAGCGAGTAGCAAATCTGCAAGACCCGGAATGGCAGCAATATAAGCCTTACGAATCTCTGCCCCTTTGACAGCAGCGGCTTTTTCGGACAATAGCTTATCATAACTGTATCCTAGTTTGGTATTCCCAGCCCCGTAGAGGAAGGCATAGGTAACTGTTTTAACTTGTCTTCTAGTGATTCCAATTCTATCTGCATTGGTTTGGTGAATATCCCCCGTAGTAAGTATTCGTTGATACCGGCCATTATCATACCTCGAAAGGTAATGAGCAAGCATACGGAGCTCAATCCCACTAAGATCGGCAGACACCATTTGATAGGTAGGCGTGGCCCGGAATAGTTTTCTGAATCTTTCATCTGATGGTACTTGTGCTAAGTTTGGTTTTCTGTGTGCACATCTGAATGTGCTGGTTGCGACCCCGCAGTGGTGATGTATACGATTACACGTCGTAGATAGCTTCTGCCATGCGTTCACGCCTTCCGAGATCATCCCCAATTTCTTGGTAATATCGAGACATTTC